TTTTCCAGAATTATAGCCAATTGTAATATTTCTATCACCTGTGGTTATTGCTTCTCCAGCAGAGTAGCCAAGAGCAGTATTTTTAGTAGCTGTGGTAGATGCTGTTAAAGCGTTATATCCCACCGCAGTATTGTCAGACCCTGTGGAGTTAGCGTCTAAAGCACCTGATCCGATTGCTACATTATTATCACCTGTCGTTGTTGCGCCACCAGCATTATCACCTACTACAGTGTTATCTGAACCAGTAGTGACTGCATCCAGTGCCGCTTCACCTATTGCTACGTTATCTGTTCCTGTCGTTAAGGCTGTGCCTAAGTTACCAGAACCCAGTCCTACGTTACCTGTACCACCTGTCATATCCAGTACATCAGTAACTGCTGCGCCTGAACCTGCTCCATCTGCCACAACCATCTTAATTCCGCCATTGGGAATAACGACATTGGCACCTGTACCTTGACTAATGGATACAGCGTAACCTGCCGAGTTCTGGATAACCCAGACTTTATTGACTGTATTCGGTGCAAGGGTAACTGTGTTTAATGCAGTAATAGACCCTGTCAGGGTCATTGCCATAGTTCTCGCTGCGTCTGAAGTTCCATCAGCCATAGTGATGGTATGCGTAGTGCCTGTTATTCCTTCCGAGCCACTACCAAAAGCTTCTCCGATCAATTCCAAATTTGTATTTGTTGAAGTACCCCACGTTCCTGACTCATCACCCGTGGCGATCTCTTTTAATCTTAAATCATTTACATATGTTGCCATTTTAAGCTACCTCTTCCCATTCTGGTGTTTGGCTATCATCTATTGTACTCCAATTAGGAGTTTGTGAATCTGATATTGTTGAATAATTTGGTGTTTGGGAAGTATCAACTAATCCCCAAACATTAACACTTGTTATACTTCCAGTACCATATATCCCCGTAAGAGATATATTTGATATACCAGTTGCAGTTAATGAACCTACTGCACCTGTACTGGCATCTTGCGTAACCGATATAATATTATTAGTTACTAAACTTAAACTTCCTAATGCACTGGTTCCCGCTAATCCCGTAGGATAAACATTGGCAGCACCAGTTACTGTTTCATCACCCTGAGATACTGTAGATGCAGTTCCGCTAACTCCCGTAATTGCGAAACCTGCTGCAAGAACAGTTCCTACCGCTCCTGTTCCCGCTAATCCCGTTTCAGCGACATTGGCTGCACCACTAGGGGTAACACTTGAAATTGCACTGGTTCCAGCTACACCTGTCTCTGTGACATTAGCTGTACCCGTTATAGTGAGTGAACTTATGGCACCAGTAGCCGCTACACCTGTCTCTGCAACATTAGCATCACAAGTTACTGTTTCAGTGCCTAATGCTGTTGTTCCAGCAAGACCTGTAAGTGTTACTGCGCTAGGCTCATTCCAAGCTCCAGAACCCCATGTACTGCGACCCCAGCCAGATACATAAGCCATAAAACTATTACGCTATTCTAATAACAGCGTTACTTGCATCTGCGGTTGGAAATGTAATCGTGAATGAACCCGCAGTGGAGGTCTTATCTCCACCGAAATCAAATACTGCCACCGCAGGATCACCTGATGCTGTATCGTTGTAAATCATACAACCTCTAGCAGTGATGGTAGCTGTTCCAAAAGTCAAATCAGAAAAATCAGTGAACGCAGTTGTTCCTGAAGTAGTTGGATTAACATTCGTTAATGCAGCTCCACCCGCAGTATAGTTTGTTCCTGATGCTTCTTGATTTGTACTATAAGCTGTAGTAGAAGCGCTCATTGTCGCTGAACTTGTATATAAAGCCAGCTTAAAAGAGTTTCCTCCAGAAGCTTTAAAATTATGTACTGCTTGCAAAAGTTCACTCTTAAACGAGGTACACATAGCTTGGGTTATTGCCATTACAGTCTCCTGATAATATTTGCTAGGTCTTTATGACCTTGTTTTTCTAATTCGTTACATATAGTACATACATGGTTTTTAATCCCTTCTTGTACATAAAATGCAACAATCCATTTGCACCTATCTCTAAATGCGTGTGCTTGTGCTTTCACCATAGGATCAGCATTATCACTTATAGAAATTAATTTATTGGTAGCCATTTCAGCTAACTCTTCAACAGTATGACCTCTATTGTGAGTTGTTTGAACCCCTAAATTACCTATTGATATTTCAAATTTATCTGTTTCCATTAGTATTTATCTGGTTCAGGCACATCATTAAATTCTAAATCATCCCTTCCAATCATGCCAACAAATTCGCCTTTATCTTCAATGACTTCAGACCATCGACAAGTTTTAATAGTATTATCTTCCTTATAAGTAACTATAGGATTATTAAGCCTATGATATCCATAGAGTTTTTCTTTCAAAGAAACATTTGTATCCATTAGATTTGAGCTAGGAGCTATACATACGTCAATCCCTTTATCGAGACATTTAGCTATCCAAAACTCACAACAAGCCCTACCTGCTTCGGCAAAATGCATATTATTCTTATAAGTAAAGTCCACACCGAATATATTTAATCTGCCAACTTTATTCCATAAGGCAAAAGCAATTGAATAAGCAATAGTATTATTGAAATACGAACATCCTAAATCGGAAACCAATGGAGCCAATGGATATTCTTCTGTCGCTGGAACCCTTTGATCTACCTCACAAGTATAAATAGGATATTGTATATCTGGCAAACACCTACGCATCATTTCAGTCATGCCGCCAGCATCTTTCGTATTAAGAAAGCGACTCATCGGGTCTAGTATAAAGGCTCTATTAACATTCGGAATAACGCCAATCATTGCATTTAAAGCCCATACTTCATCAAAATGGACACTATGAACACGGGATAAATGAAAGTCCAACTGACTTCTTCCCATTGCAACGATAGCAATATTTTTATCTTCTAATTCTTTTATAGGTACTTTTAACATTAAGTAACTGCTTTTCTAGTTGTACCTGTCCTATAATTATCTTTAGTTTCCCGACCTTCTCCCAATACTTTCAGTCGCTCAATGGATTGGGCAAATCTTTCCTTATAATTCTGCATGACATCCGCTTCGCCCTTCATAAATGTATAGGCTTCCACCAAACTGCCATATAATAGGCAGTCGGAAGCATTGGTTCCAATCCAACTGGTTCCGTCACCTGATGTCGTTATTGATGTCGGTTTATACTGATAGTGTAATTCAACAGTAGAATTGGCATTGGGTGTAGGTGCCACGATGAAACTATCGACATCGAATACGGCATAATATTTAGGAATCCCCGTTGTACTGCTTGACGGATAGGACTCCCGTATAAAATTTACATCCTTGAATAATAAGTATTCATACCCGCTATTATCAACGGCAAGCGAAAAGGGAGCCAAAAAATCATCAGGCATACTTAAATATTGATTACCGGATGTTAATGATCCAGTAACATTTTTCCTGAAAAATGGCAGCTCGACCATTTTTAATATTCTATCTTCCGTATTTACAATAAATTCATCAAGATAGCTTGTAAAAGTTGTTTCAGTATTATTGGTATAATCCTGTATCGCAGATTTTAATGTTGTAAATGTCCACGCCATTAGCTTGTACTCACTGTTAATTTACCCACTCTACCATGCATGGTTAATCCCATTGTTCTGGAACCCATTTTGGTAACACCGCCACCGATGGGATCAAAAGCATAATATCTTCTTGATTCCGCTTCACCTGAATCCGGTCTTGAATTATATAAGGATTGCGCATCGCTCGTATTCAGCTCGCCTAATTTTAATTGAGGTTGATCTTCATCCAAGCATTCCGTACAGACTCTTTGCCCGTTCCTGATGCTATTCTCAATCTGATAAAACAATTCATTTAACTTATAAGTGAATCCGCAACGATCACAAATACCTAATGCCTTTTTTCCGATTGCATAACTCATAAATTCATTTAATAATTGTTATACGATAAATCAGGCACAAATCGAACTGATGCCCTTTCCCTGTCAGCATCGCTGACATCACGCCATAATTCATCATACCTTAGTTTTATCATCGGAATTTTTTGTAATGCTTCAGGATTTTTACAGGCAACATTATAAGCAAGTGCATAAGTTAAACAGGGTAAATATCGTGCCGGTATATCTGCATTATTACTGGCAACTGTACCGACATCCTCTATCCT